AGATGGCGAAGTAGAAGACTTATTCCCTGAAGACAGTATTCAGGATGAGTATTCCGATCTGGTTGAGGCTATTGTCGTTATCGCCAATGATGGTGTTCTTCTGAAGGCAGAAAAGAACCCATACATGATGAAAGACCGCCCAATCCTTGCTTATCAGGACGATACAGTTCCTAATCGCTTGTTGGGTCGTGGTACTGTTGAGAAGGCTTACAACTCACAAAAAGCTATAGATGCCCAAGTTCGTTCACACTTAGATTCACTAGCTCTCACAACTAGCCCAATGATGGCTATGGATGCTACTCGCCTACCAAGGGGTGCTAAGTTTGAAGTAAAGCCAGGCAAAGCAATCCTGACAAACGGCAATCCCAATGAGATTCTGTTCCCGTTCAAGTTCGGAAATACTGATGGTTCTAACCTGACTACTGCCAAAGAGTTTGAACGTATGCTTTTGATGGCAACAGGCACTCTTGACTCTCAGGGAATGGTTACTGCTGTCTCCAGAGATGCGGGTCAGGGCGGTATTTCGATGGCTACTGCCTCAATTATCAAGAAATACAAGCGTACCTTGGTGAACTTCCAAGAGGATTTTATGATCCCCTTCATCACCAAAGCCGCTTACCGCTATATGCAGTTCGATCCAGAGCGTTATCCTACTGTGGACATGAAGTTCATTCCTACGGCAGCACTCGGAATCATTGCTAGAGAGCATGAACAACAACAGTTTATCGCCTTGTTGCAGACTCTTGGCCCTAATACTCCTGTTTTGCCTATCATTTTGAAGGGCATCATGGCTAATTCTTCTCTGTCAAACAGATTTGAGTTGATCGAGATGCTAGACAAGATGGCTCCGGCTGATCCACAGGCTCAACAAGCGGCTCAGATGCAACAACAATTGGCTATGCAACTGGCTCAGGCACAGATTGCTGTCCAAACGACACAAGCAGAGCAGAATAAGGCTGAAGCGCAAAAGTTATTGACTGAAGCGCAATTGATGCCTATTTAGTTGCAAGCAAAGAGTATGGCGGCTAACACCAAGAACCTGCCTACTGATGACGCTTTAGCTTCAAAAGAGTTTGATAAGCGTGTCAAAGTTGCTGAATTGATGCTTAAAGAAGCGGATATTCAGAACAAGGCTAAGATTGTTGAAAAGCAGATGACTAGACAATGAATCCAGAACTTCAGAAGTACTACGAAGAGAGATTTTCCATGATGTCCACTCAAGGGTGGATAGATTTAATGGAAGATGTTGACAAAATGATAGAGCCTTTAAATAATATCTCAACAATTGCAGACGAAAAAAGTTTACAATTCAGAAAAGGCGAGTTATCTATACTTATTTGGCTGAAAAACTTGAAACAAGTCAGCGAAAGAGCATTTGAGGACTTAAATGAGAAGAATGTATGAATTTGCCTGTATAAACGGGCATAAGACAGAGAGATTTGTTGTTTATGAGACAACAAGTCTTGTGTGTGATTGTGGTGAGGAAACTCATCGCATTTTATCTGCACCAGCTTTTAAGCTAGAAGGGTGGTCTGGGACGTTTCCATCAGCGCATGGAAGGTTCGAGAAAAGTCACTTAGATAGATTAAAAGCCGAGCAGAAACTCAACTCATAAGCAATTATGCCGAGTTGAATCTCCTACAACCGATTGACGGCAGGAAAAGGAAATAAGTATGTTAGTTGATGATGACAAAGAAGAGTTGGGTGAGTTAGAGATTGAACAACAGAAGATCGAGCAAAAGCCTGAACTTCCTGAGAAATACAGGGATAAAAGTTTAGACGAGATTGTGAGGATGCACCAAGAGGCTGAAAAGCTAATTGGAAAGCAAGCACAGGAAGTAGGCGAGGTCAGAAAGTTAGCCGATGAACTTATCAAACAGAACCTTGGTTCACGACAGCAACAGACTAGGCAGGAAGAGCCTGAAGTAGATTTCTTTGAGAATCCACAGAAGGCAGTTCAAAGGACTGTTGATAATCACCCTGACATCCTAGCGGCACGTCAAGTAACGCAAGAGATGAAAAGGGCGCAAATTCAGCAAAGGTTAGCGCAAGAACATCCCGACTTTGGCGAAATTGCTAAAGATCAGGACTTTGCAAATTGGGTGAAGTCTAGCCCTGTTCGCATTAAAATCTTTGAGCAAGCCGATTCTGGATATGATTACGACTCAGCCAATGAATTGCTATCTACCTATAAACAGCTACGTACTGTAAAAAGTAAGCAAGTAAGTGATGAGGGTGAGGTAACTCGCAAGCAGAACTTAAAGGCAGTAGGTGTTGATGTAGGTGGTTCTGGTGAATCATCAAAGAAGGTATACAGAAGGGCTGACCTTATTCAGCTTCAGTTGAGAGACCCAGATCGTTATGCTGCGCTTAGTGATGAAATCATGCAAGCGTACATAGAGAAACGGGTTCGTTAAAATTTGTTTTAGGAGATTTAATCATGGCATATCCAACACCAGCGGTAACAGTAACCACCGCAGCAACGTTCATTCCAGAAATCTGGTCTGACGAAATCGTAGCCGCTTACAAGAAAAACCTTGTTTTGGCTAACATCGTAATGAAGATGAACTTCAAGGGCAAGAAAGGTGACACTGTTCACATTCCCGCCCCTACACGTGGTTCAGCTACAGCAAAAGCGGCATCTACTGCCGTTACTCTGATTGCCGATACTGAGACAGAAGTTTTGGTTAACATTAACCAACACTTTGAGTATTCACGTTTCATTGAGGACATCGTTGAAGCACAAGCCCTGAACAGCTTGCGCCAGTTCTACACTGCTGATGCGGGCTATGCGCTTGCCAAGCAAGTAGACACTAGCTTGATCCAATTGGGTCGTGCATTCAATGGTGCTACTGTCGGTACTAACGACTATGCGACAAGCAATACATCCACCAAAGCCTTTGTTGGCGGTGATGGTACTACTGTTTATAACAGCACATCTTCCAATGCTTCTGCATTGACTGACGCTGCTATTCGTCGCACTATTCAGCGTTTGGATGACAACGACACTCCTATGGATGGTCGCTTCTTTATCATTCCTCCTTCAAGCCGCAATACGTTGATGGGTCTTTCCCGTTACACAGAACAGGCTTTTATTGGTAATGGTAATGCAATCCGCAATGGTGAAATCGGTCAACTGTATGGCATCCCCGTGTTCACAACAAGCAATGCTGATACTGCTGCTGGTAACTCTACAACAGATCGTATCTGCTTGATGGGTCACAAGGACTCTATGGTTTTGGTTGAGCAAATGGGCATCCGTTCACAAACTCAGTACAAACAAGACTACTTGGCTACCTTGTTCACATCTGACACACTTTATGGTGTGAAAGCAATGCGTACAGCCGCCACAACTGGTGCAGCTTTGTCTTCTAGCGCATTTGCGTTAGCAGTTCCAGCCTAATAGTTGCCACTTCCCCTCATCTTAATCGGGTGGGGGAGTTTTTTCATTTAGGAGATTTATTATGGCAGCAGCAACAGCAGTTGTTTCCCGCAGGGGCAATGACCAGTTCCGAGGTTTGTTTGCAGACACTTGGGAAGTTTCATGCACTCTTGATAGCGGATCAGTAGCTACTACTGCAACCGCTACAGATACAGTTACAGTTCCAGGCGTTGTTTTGGGCGATATGGTTATCGGTATGACTGTTGGCGTTTCTGAGGCAGGTTTGGTTCGTAGAGCCTATGTTTCAGCCGCTAACACAGTTACTATCGTAACTTACAACCCTACAGCAGGTTCTGTAGACTTGGCATCAACTACATTGACCTTAATCATTGGTCGTGCAGTTTAATTAAAGGGGGCTTATACCCCCCTTTTTTTGGAGTTTTTATGGCTACTTTTCGTTGTTTAAAGTCGGGAAACACAGTTACTTTCACCTATCAGCATGATATTGATAGCATGAAAGGTCACGAAGGATACGTCCTTGTTGAGGAAACTCCAAAGAAAGTTGAAGACAAACCTAAGGTTGGAAGACCAAAAAAAGAGGTTGAAAATGTCGGAAATTGATCCAAGAGAATTTGGTAAATTGGAAGCTCAAGTTGAGGCTTTACAGTCTGAAGTTCACGCACTTCGCCAAGATATTAAAACGCTTTTAGAAATGGCAAACAAGTCTAAAGGTGGCTTTTTCGTTGGAATGGCAATCGCCTCTGTTGTTGGCGGTATCATTTCTTTCATTGCAACCAAGCTAGTTCGATAAGGATTTATATGCCACAAGTTGGAAACAAGAAATTCCCATACACAGAAAAAGGCGAGAAAGAAGCCAAAGAGTATGGCAAAAAGAAATCTATGCCTGTCACTGTAATGATTGCTATTGGTAAGCCTAAAGCCATGCCTACCCGTGGTGGTCGTACTGCTACTAATATGATGAAAAAATCCACAAGGGGTAAATAATGGCTATAGCTGCTCCAATTACACTTTTGAATGCCGTTGTCGCTACTGGCGCATCAACCGCAGTTCAAGTCGATCCTGGTCAACCCGCATTCTTACAAGTTTCAGGCATTACAAGTGCTACTGTTGCTTTGCAAGGAAGTTTGGACGGGGTAACATATTCAACGATTGGTACAGCCTTAACTGGTGATGGCATCATTACTGTGGCAAATGCGCCTAAGTATCTAAGAGCCAATTGCACAGTTTATGTAACTGGCACAATCACTGCCAAGATCATGTACTGATATGAAAACTAAAGCCCAAAAGAAGATCAGCAAGGTGATGACTGAGTTTGGCAAGGGCAAGTTGACTACCAATAAAAAGGTCGTAACTAACCCAAAACAGGCTATTGCTATTGCTTTATCCGAAGCGGGGAAGGCTAAAAAGAAATGAAACAAGGTCTCTACGCTAACATTAATGCCAAACAAGAACGCATCAAAGCAGGTTCTAAGGAAAAGATGCGTAAGGTTGGTTCTAAAGGTGCTCCTACTGAGGCGGCATTTAAGCAAGCAGCGAAGACTGCTAAAAAGAAATGACCTTAAAAGCGCATCAAAACCCCAAAGGGGGCTTGAATGCTAAAGGCAGAGCATCGTATAATGCAGAAACAGGTGGTAATTTAAAACCACCAGTCAAGTCGGGAGATAACCCTCGTAGGGCATCCTTTTTAGCACGAATGGGCAATATGCCTGGCGCTGAGATGAAAGATGGAAAGCCTACCCGACTTTTACTTTCTCTTAGAGCTTGGGGCGCAACGTCCAAGGAAGACGCTAAAGCTAAAGCTAAAGCGATCTCTAAGAGGAATATGAAGTGAGACCAGTATCTGTCGGAATTAACCCAACAGCGGATACGCTGACAACTGTTTATACAGTTCCTACGGGTTATTACGCCAAGTTTACTGTCATGTACATCCACAACACTGGTGGAAATACAAAGAGCATTACTGTCCAATGGTATGACTCAAGCACCGCAACAACCTTGGATATTCTTACTGCATATCCCTTAGCTTCTAAAGAATACCTTGAATTTAATGGTGTTGCTTACATGGTTTTAGAAGAGGGCGATAGGATTCAACTTACTACTGAAGCGGCTAGTTCCTTCAGTTTTATTGCTACATTTGAGGTTCAAGGAGCGCAAAGAACATGACCTACTTAGAACTTGTTAACGATGTGTTAGTTCGCTTGCGTGAAAGCACAGTATCTACTGTTGGCGAAACCGCCTATTCTGCTTTGATTGGCAAGTTTGTCAATGATGGTAAGCGTCAGATTGAAGATGCTTATTCATGGAATGTACTATCTCAGACAATTACAGTGACTACTGCTTCTGGCACAAGTTCCTATGCTTTGACAGGTGTTGGTCAGAAGTTTCGTGTTAACGATGCTATCAATACCACAAGTGTTATTACTTTAGATAACACTACTGTTGCGGACATGAACCGAAAGTTAAACTTTGGTACGCCTTCACAGTCTATTCCTTCAGAGTTTTGCTTTAGTGGTGTAGATGGCAATGGCGATACAAAGATTGATTTGTTCCCAATTCCTGATGGCGTATATACACTTAAGTTTGATGTAACTGTCCCACAGGCTAATCTGTCTGCTGATGGCACTTCTGTCAAGGTCTTGGACTACTTGGTTGCTCAAAGTGCTTATTCTCGTGCTTTGATTGAGCGTGGTGAAGATGGTGGAACAAACTCTAATGAGGCTTATGCTTTGTTTAGAGGAATGCTCTCTGATGCTATTGCATTGGAAAGCACTCGTTATCCTGAAGACAACTTTGTGGCGGTCTAATGGCATCAGCACTCCAAAGTTACAGTCTCTCAGCACCAGGCTTTTATGGCCTGAATACTGAAGATTCGCCCCTTGATTTGGGGTCAGGCTTTGCCTTGGTCGCAACTAACTGCATCTTGGATCAGTATGGTCGTATTGGTGCTAGAAAAGGTTGGACAAGGGTTAACTCTTCCTCTGGTGCTTTGGGTGCTAACGATGTTGGCGTGATCCATGAGTTAGTCCAAAACGATGGGACTTTGACAGTTCTGTTTGCTGGCAACAACAAGATATTTAAACTTGGTACTGCCAATGCGGTGACTGAGTTGACCTATGGTGGTGGCGGTTCTGCTCCTACTATTTCAGCAAGTAATTGGCAATGTGCATCTTTGAATGGCATTGCATACTTCTTCCAAACTGGTCACGATCCACTCATTTATGATCCCGCAGTAAGTACAACTACTTATCGCAGAGTCTCTGAGAAGTCAGGTTATGTAGCTACAGTTCCCCAAGCAAACATCTGCATTTCAGCATTTGGTCGCTTATGGGTAGCTAATACGTCAACAGACAAAGTAACTGTTACCTTCTCTGATCTGATTGCAGGTCATGTATGGGGGGGTGGTACTTCAGGCTCATTGGATGTATCTCGTGTGTGGCCTAATGGTGCTGATGAAGTGATGGGCTTGGCAGCTCACAATGATTTCTTGTTTATCTTTGGTAAGAAGCAGATTCTTGTTTACTCTGGTGCTTCTACTCCCGCATCTCTTGTTCTGAGCGACACAGTAGGCTCTATTGGATGTATCGCTAGGGATACCATACAAAGTATTGGTACTGATGTTGTTTTCTTGTCAGACTCAGGTGTTCGCTCATTGATGAGAACAATTCAAGAGAAGTCTGCTCCATTGCGAGACCTTTCTAAGAATGTTCGATTTGATTTGGAATCTTCCTTATCTGGAGAAACACTAGCAAATGTCAAATCTGTTTATTCAGAGAAGAATGCTTTTTATCTGCTTGTTCTACCAGCTACTTTGCAAGTCTACTGCTTTGATACCAAGCAGAATCTCCAAGATGGTGCTTCCCGTGTAACCAAATGGGACAGTATTTCACCAACAGCACTAAGATCGTTGCGTAATGGTGACTTATACATTGGCAAGAACGGCTACATTGGTAAATATGGTGGTTATCTTGATGATGCTTCTACTTATCGATTCTTGTACTACACAAACAATGCTGACTTAGGCAATCCTAATCAGATTTCCATTCTGAAGTCTATTACTGCCGTGGTGATTGGTGGCTCTAATCAGTTTCTTACAATCAAGTGGGCTTTTGACTATTCAGGTGCTTATCAGTCTGAGAACGTCTTTATTCCACCTCAAGGCTATTTTGAGTATGGGGTTGGAGAATATGCGGTTGCAGACTACTCAAGCGGCATTCCAATTAAAGCACTAACAAGTAATGCTTCAAGTGCGGGTAAAATCGTACAAACTGGTTACGAAGCCACTATCAATGGCACTCAGTTGTCAATTCAGAAAATTGAACTTCAAGCCAAAGAAGGCAAGATAGGATAAACCATGTCTAATTATTCAAAATCCACGAACTTTGCGTCTAAAGATAATCTGTCGCCTGGCAATCCTCTAAAGATTGTTAAGGGTACTGAGATTGATACAGAGTTCAATAATATTGCTACTGCTATAGCAACAAAGACAGATAACTCCTCTGCCACAATTACTGGCGGTACGATAAATGGTGCGGTTATCGGTGGAACTACTGCCGCAGCAGGAACATTTACTAACCTTACTGTTAGCACAGCCGCTACGATTGCTTCTGCCGCCATTAGTGCGGGAACAATCAATGGTGCGGTAATTGGTGGTTCATCTCCACTTGCTATTACTGGTACGAACATCACTGCAAATACTGGCTTTAGTGGCCCATTGACAGGTGCAGTCACAGGTAACGTAACGGGTAATTTGACAGGAAATGTCACGGGTAACGTCACAGGTAACGTAACTGGCAACCTGACAGGCAATGTTACTGCTGCTTCTGGCACTTCTACATTCAACAATGTGACCATCTCTGGCTCATTGGACATGGACAGTGCTACATCGGCAACCATCACTGGTTTAGCAAGCCCCACAAACGATTCTGATGCGGCTACCAAGGGTTATGTGGATGCACTAGCCCAAGGTATTGATGCCAAAGCCTCTGTGGTTGCGGCTACTACTGCAAACATCACTTTGTCTGGCGCACAAACCATTGATGGCATATCGATTGTTGCGGGTGATCGGGTCTTGGTTAAAGACCAATCTACTGCCTCACAGAATGGTATTTACTTGTGTGCAACAGGTTCTTGGACTCGCACAACCGATGCTGACACTTATGCTGAGTTGGTTGCGGCTTTTACCTTTGTTGAAAAAGGCACAACTAACGCTGACTCTGGCTTTATCTGCACAATAGATGCAGGTGGGACATTGGGAAGCACATCTATTACATGGGCGCAGTTCTCAGGCGCTGGCCAGATTACGGCAGGTAACGGTCTTACGAAAAGCGGAAACACTCTTGCGGTCGGTACTGCTTCGGCATCGAGGATTGTAGTTAACGCTGATGACATCGACTTAGCTGCAAGCGGTGTTACGGTTGGTACGTACAAGTCGGTAACGGTTGATGCTTATGGGCGAGTAACTGGCGGTTCAAATCCAACGACCTTGGCCGGTTACGGAATTACTGACGCTTATACAAAGACCGAGATAGACAGCATTTTCGGTAGTACGACATCAGCCGCTGCGTCAGCTGCCGCTGCCGCAATCAGTGCTTCAAATGCGTTAACCAGCGAGGGTAATGCTTCAACTTACGCGGGTAATGCTTTGACGTCGGCTAATAACGCTGCCGCTTCTTTCGATTCTTTTGATGACAGGTATCTAGGCGCTAAAGCGTCCAATCCTTCGGTTGATAATGACGGCAACGCTTTGTTGACGGGTGCTTTGTATTTCAATACCACGGTTAGCGAAATGCGTGTGTATTCTGGTTCTGCTTGGCTTACGGCTTACTTGCCGGCAACTGGCTATGTGCAGAAATCCGGCGACACAATGACAGGCTCTCTAGCTATTGCAACTACCGACAACGTCAACGCAGCATTACGCATTACGCAGCTTGGTACAGGTAACGCGTTGCTAGTTGAGGATTCAACTAATCCTGATGCTAGTCCGTTTGTTATTGATGCTACTGGTCGTGTAGTTGCTGGCAATACTTCGGCTGTTTCTTTTACGGGTGGTTTACTGCCTCAAATGGAAGTGCTTGGTAACACAAATAATACTTCTGCTTTTGGAATAGGAAGTTTTCGTGCCGATGCTGGATCGGGATATTCAACATTTTTAAAATCAAGAAGTGCAACAGTTGGCACTTTGGGTAGTAGTGTAGTTAGTGGCGATGGCCTTGGCACAATTTTATGGAATGGCGACGACGGAACCGCAGGAATACAAGCGGCTTCAATAAGCGCATCAGTAGACGGCACTCCCGGCACTAACGATATGCCCGGCAGGTTAGTATTCAGCACAACTGCTGATGGTGCTAGTAGTCCGACTGAGCGTATGCGGATTGATAGCGCGGGTAATGTTGGTATCGGTGGGACTGCTGGAACTGACACAAAATTTCAATTACTTGGAACATATCCAACATCTGGCACAAATACTTTTGTGCAACAATTAAGCGGCACTTCTCCAAGTGGAACAACTAATGTTTTATCTGGATATAGGGCGCGACTTAATACCCAAGCGGCAGCATTTGCATTATCAAATCTTCGTATTTTTGATTCTGGTCAAGGCACTATTGGCGCAACGTCATCAGTAACAAATCAGTACGGTTATTGGGCTGACGCATCATTAACCGGCGCAACTAACAACTACGGTTTTTACGGCAACATAGCATCCGGCACTGGTCGTTGGAATCTGTACATGGCCGGTACTGCTGCCAACTATTTTAGCGGTGATTTGACTGTTTACGGAGGCACAGCTATACCTGCTGGCGGTACTGCTGGATCAGGATATAAACTTTCATCAACCGCAAATTTTGGTGTATTTTTTGGTTCAGGCGCGCCAACTTTATCGGCTGCAAAAGGATCGTTATACTTGCGGTCAGATGGAACCACAATCAATGATCGTATGTATGTTAATACAGATGGCTCTACAACTTGGACTGCTGTTATAACTGCTGCATAATAAAAATATTAAATAATGAGCTTACAATATGTTACTTATGATTATTGGAATTATGGCTACGCTGTAGGCGATGCTACAAATTCTGATATTTGTGGCCCATTTTCACTTGAAGAATTAGACCAATTTGGTACGCTGGATGCGTTGCCATTTTCGCTTGACAGTGAAATTTGGGAAAGTCCTAACACTTGCATTATGTTTTTTGCAGGTACGGTAAATGGTGCGGCAAATGTAACTGCGGCTCCTACTAGGGTTAGATTAGATTCTGCTGCTATTAATGGAGCTGCTACAGTATCAGGATTAGGTGGATTAATCCTTTCTGGAACTGGAAGTATTACAGCAAATGGAACAGTAACTGCTGATAGTGTACGAATACGTGATGCTACTGCTAGCATTACTGGCGATGCTGAAATTACTGCATTAGGTGGTGTAATTTATAACGGAACTGCTTATATTGAAGCTGAAACAACAGTTATTTGCTTTTCAAATGCTATTTGGTCTGGCGATAGCTCCATAACTTCGAATGCTGCTGTGTCTACTATCGGCTATATTTATGGTGAAGAATGGACAGATGTAACTGAAGATTCAAATGTTTGGAGTATTGTTTCTGCTAATAGCAATACATGGACTAACTTACCGGCTGGAACTAATACATGGCTAAGACAAAACTAGCATTTGGTGAGTGGTTACCAGATCAGCCTGGCATTACAGGTGCGCTGACTGATGCAAATAACTGTATTCCTGTAGCTACTGGCTACGCTCCTTTGGGCGCTGAAGCAGACTACAGCACTGCTGCTGGTCAAACTCTAGTGACTACATTTGCCGGTAAGTTTGCCGGATTATCTACTTTGTTTGCAGGTGGCGCTACTAATCTGTTTAAGTACGATAGTGGCGATAGAGGTCTTGACGCTTTAACGACGACAGGCTACTCAACTACATTATTCTGGGATGTTACGCAATTTGGCTCTGAGATGATTGTAGCTAATGGCATTGAGAAGCTACAGGCTTATACATTAAATGTAATAGGTGAAACATTCAGTGATTTGTCTGCTGACGCTCCTACTGCTAAGTATGTAACAGTAGTGCGCGACTTTGTGGTGGCTGCAAATGTTGAGGATTATGAGAACAAGGTTTATTGGTCTGACATCAACGACGAAACTAACTGGACACCTGGAGCAACAAGCCAGGCAGACACACAGGTAATCGCTGATGGTGGTGATATTAAAGGTTTAACGGGTGGTGAGTACGGATTAGTGCTGCTTGAAAAAGCCATCTTCCGTATGTCCTATATAGGTAGCCCGTTGTTTTTCCAATTTGACGCTCTTTCGCGCAGTTTAGGCTGTATTTCTAGCGGTAGTGTGACTCAATACAACGGTTTGACGTACTTTTTAGCTACAGACGGTTTCTATGTGTGCGATGGTCAGACAGTTAAGTCGATTAGCGCAGGAAAAATAGACCGTTGGTTCTTTGATATTGCGAATACAGGTCAACTTGACCAAATGTCTAGCACTGTTGACCCAGTTAAACGGTTAATTGTCTGGTCATTCAAGGATAACTTCGCTAATACCAATGTTTTGATCTATAGCATTGACTTCGGTAAGTGGTCGCATGGTGATACTACTGCTGACGCTATCTCTATTGTCATTACTCCTGCGGTAACACTTGAGGGATTAGACCTTTTCAGCTCCAGTATTGATGCCTTGACCGTATCGCTTGATGATCGTCAATGGGATGGTGGGCAATCGTTGTTTGCTGGTGTACAAGGGCAAAAGATTATTACGTTTGGCGGCACTAATAAGCAATGCTCGATTGTTACTAATGACATTGATAACGGCAGGTCTGTGATTACAGGAGTTAGGCCAATTATTGACAATGGAACGGCTGACATCTCAATCTGCAATAGAAACCTGCTAGGAGATCCTATTGAGTTCACTACTACTGTTAGTACAGATAGCGAAGGAAAAGCCTCTATGCGCGTTCCTGGTCGTTATATGAGGGTAAAGGCATCACCTGTTGGTAATGCGTGGAAAACTGCCGTGGGGATGGAAGTTGATATTGTTACGCAAGGTCTGAGATGACACAGTTTAGAACGCTTCCTCCGTTTGGTGGAGATCAGCGAACTGTTGCAGAGGTAGTTCGCGGAATTATGGATGGCAAGACTAATAATGTTGGTTACTTTACAACTGCGACAACTGCCACCACCACTGTATTAAATAATGAGCGCATAGGTTATGACTCTGCCATTATATTTACTCCAATGAACGATAAGGCAGCTCAAGAAATGGCTAAATTGTGGGTAGGAACTCGATCTCAAGGTAGTGCAATCATTAATCACCAAAGTAACGCTCATGTCTGTGAATTTATGTACATTATTGTTGGCTAATGGAAATTAAATACATCTCTCCGCAAGAGCTAAGGTCTTGGTGGCCTTCCGTTAAACCAGGTTTAGAGAATGTTAAGAGTAAAAGCCCTGAAGATTGGATTGTTGAAGATGTTTATGTAGATTGCTATACAGGTAGATCAATGCTTTGGGCTTTGATTGATGAAAGTAGAGTTATAGGCTATTGGGTATTGCAACCAAATGGCGATAATTTGCACGTTTGGGCTGGTTGGTCGTTAGAAAATAGACATGATAATCTTGAAAATGGATTAAAATACATAAAAGAGATTGCGCGTCAAGGTAATGCAAAATATATAACATTTTCCAGTCATCGAAAAGGCTGGATTAAGAGGGCTAAGAGTCTTGGATTCAGCCCTAAATTATGGATAAGTGAGGTTTAATATGGGTGGCCCTTCAAGTGCTGAATTTACTCCGACTGAAACAACTCTTGATCCTACGCTGCGTCCTTATGTAGACACAGCACTTAGTGAGGCAGAGAGGCTTCGTCAGGCTGGTGGCCCTGCTTATTATGGTGGCGAAACCTACGTTAAGCCTAGCGCACAGACGCAAGCTGCATTGTTTCTAGCGCAACAACGTGCCGGTAAGGGTAGCCCATTGCTTAAAGGCGCTCAAAGCACTGTACAGGGTTTAATGGGTACACAAAGCCCATATGAGTCACAGTATGCAGGAATGGCTGACCAGACAAGTAAATACGGTTCAGCATTTGATACTTTAGCAGGTCAAACTAGCAAGTATGGCTCTGTATTCGATCAGATCGGTCAGGCTCAAAGCCCGTATCAGCAGCAGTTTGCTGGCATGGCTCAAAACGCCTACGTTGATCCTAATCAATCCTTTTACGAAGGTATGCGTGGCGGTGCAATGCAAAATGAGGCATTGGCTGGCACTCGCGCAACATCACAAGGTGCTTACCTTGGTGGTAGTCCGTACCTTGAAGGTGCATTAGGACAGGCTAATCGTTTAACCGCAGAATCATTGCAAGAAGGCATCCGTGGTCTGCAAAGCAAGACATCACTAGCAGGTCGATATGGTTCTGGTGCAGAGCAACAATTAGCTGGCAAGATGGGTGATGCTGCGGCTCGTGCTTTGGCTGAACAGAATCAACAAGCGTACCTGCAAAACTACCAGCAAGAGCGTGGTCTGCAAGAACAAGCACTGCAATCTCTTGGTGGTTTGTCGCAACAAGGTTTTGTCAATCAACTCACAGGCGCCCAAGGTCTTGGTACTGCGGCACAGCAAGCCTACGCTAATCAGATGGGTGCTACACAAGCAGCTCAAGGTGTTTACGGCGCTGATCTTGCTAATCGCATGGCTGCTGCACAAGCAGGTCAAGGCGTTTACCAGCAAGACTTTGCTAATCAAATGGCTGCAACTCAAGCAGGTCAGAATGTGTACCAGAGTGACTACGCTAACCAAATGGCTGCACTGGCTGGCGCTCAAGGCGTAAGAGGCGAGGATATAGCTA